TGCGGTCTTTTCCCACCGTTCTCTCAAATACCGTGCAGCCGATTTTATTGGTAAACATATTCACACTCCTCTGTACAACAGCCCCGAACCACCCAGATACCGGATGCAGATACTTTTGAGATAGTCCTGCAAGCCGGATGTTTCTCCGTTTAGAAGGGCGGAGATGCTTTCTGTCGGGGTAGCGTAGCTGACACTGTACGCTCCGATGGTCTCCGCCGTTTTCAGACCGCTGCCCTCTGCACCGCCTGTGCCGTATGCCTGATAGGTGACGATCGCCTCCGCCAGTGCACAGCAGCATTTCCGGATGCGGTCTTCCCACGGAGCAGGAACGCCGTCCAGCAGCCGCCCGAATGTCACCATGTCCAGATACTCGCTTGCCCGTTCTGCCGCCCGACCGAATGCGGTCGGATCCCGGATCATACTGCCAAGATAAAAATCCTGGTAGTATGGAAAATCAGCATATGCCATGCCTTACGCCTCCACTCTCTTGACATAGACCGTCTGCGGCTTGGAAATACCGATGCCGTAGACCTTTCTGCCCTGTACGGCAGAAGAACCGATATACTCGTTGGTCAGATTCTTGACGGCGACCGGAACAGACCACTCCTGCACACGGTGGCACCAGTTCGGGTGACCGCAGATGAATTCCGTGGTGGTTTTCTTGCCGGATACCAGCTTGCTGTCCTCAAACATGGTGTTGTTGGACTCGAAAACATTGTAGCCGGCGATTCTGCCCACCACGCCGGACTGCACCAGCTCCTGAGACAGATCACCCTGCTTGACGAAACGATCATCAGTCAGCAGCACCTCCATAAACTCCGGAGATGCCAGCAGCCAGCGTTTGCCGTCATTGGGGACACCCATACGGGACTGTACACGCTTTGCCGCCAGTACCTGCTTGTATGCCGTGCTGTCGGTGCAGGCAGTCTTGGATGCTGCCACAGTGATGCCGGCGGTCTCCTCCAGAGCACGGACAGACTTGGTGTCCATGGACAGCCCCAGAGAATAGCCGGCACTGTCCAGACGCTCTGCGGTGATGCCGTCCGGAACGCTGGCAGCGTCATAGCCGTCGATCATCTCGTTGACCGCCTCGTCAATGTCGATGTTGATGTCAAAGTAGGTGGTAGAGCCGGTAGAGATCGCAGCACCATTCTGCTTGTCATACTGCTTGACCTCTACCTCGGTATCACGCACCGGCACCTTGACCTTGCCTGCCTTGGGATTGCCCTCATAGCGAGTGTTAAAGATCAGGTTGTCCTTGGTGACCAGCGTATACCGCAGCTTCTCGTCCACCAGTGTCGAATATCTTTCCTGTGCAATATGTTCCATAACTTTTCCTCCATAAATAAAAATAACTTACCTGATAGGCTCCCCTGAAAGGGCACCCGTAGGGCGTGCCTTGTGCTGAGGTAGATGCCCGTAGGGCAGACGGTGGGGTAACACCTCTCTATAGGCTCCCCTTTAGGGGAGCTGGCAGTGCGTAGCACTGACTGAGGGGTCAGGACTTCTTCAAACTCGGATTCATGCCATAAAACGCAGCTTCCACGCCGTTCATGGCACTGGGCAGATTGCCGGACGTGGGAACAGCCGCACGCTCGCCGGGGTTCGGGGCGAATGCGTCTGCATGGGCGGTGCGGAACTGCTGCACCACATCGTCTGCCCCGATCAGCTTGTCACCGTCAAATTTCAGTTCCTTGGATGTCAGCAGATCGGTGACGTACTTTTCGTATACGTCATTTTTCAGCTGCAATCCCTTGACATACTGGGACAGCTTGGTGCGGTACTCGAATGCGGCACGGTCTGCCTCGGACTGCTCCAGCTTCTGCTTGTAGTCTGCCACGCTCGCCTTGATGCCGTCAATGTCCATGTCCTTGTAGGACTGAATGGTCTTGCTGGCTTCGTCCAGCTGCGTCTGCACGGCGGCGGCAGCGTCCTGCTCCGCCTTGATGTCTGCGGCATAGGCTTCCGTGATCTTCTGCACGGTGTCCTTGTCGGTGATGCCGATGCCTTTCAGAAATTTCTCATCGATCATAGGGATAACTCCTTTTCAAAAAAATAAAATGTATGAAAAAAGCACCTCAGTCGAGATGCTTCTCATAAGCTTTCAGAAACAGTTTCAAAATAAGGTCAAACGCTCCGAATCCAATGCCGATCCACGAAAGCACAAAGCACACCGTGGGAACGGCAAAACTTCCGTTCATGGCATAGAGGAGGACTAACAAAACAATCATTGTAAGCATAACTGCTCCTTTCTGGCATAGAAAAAAGCACCTCTTACGAGATGCTGCTTTCGCTATGCAAAAACGCTGGTAGTCTATTTGACAATGCACCAATCTTCCGCCAGCATATCGGTCTGACTAGCCAGCCAGCCAATGCAATATCGGTTATCTGCGGTTTTCATGACAATGCTGTCCGTAAACGGATAACTTCCGTCACCGATTTCCTGCGTCAGTAATTTGCCGTCAGCAAGGTACAAATACATTCCTTTGCCGTTCCAACCGGTTCTGGCAACTTTCTTTCCGGCTTTCAGTGCTTCCAATGCACCGCCGAATGTCATTTCTTTCATAGATTCTCCTTTCTGGCATAGAAAAAAGCACCTCAGGTGAGATGCTTTTTGTTATATTTGGTTTTGCATCTCAAAAAACGTGCTATTTTGAGGTGCTTTCATCATTCTTGTGCTTTTCTATGAATTCCTTTTTGAACTTCTCGAATTCTGCTTCTAGTTCTTCGATAGTGTTCTCAGAGCATATTCGTCTAATTTCATTCATATCAACATCTTTTTCTTTGATATCAACATCATCCATCTGATTTCATCTCCTTAAATTTGAATTTATAAAATTCTTGCAAATCTAGGAGTGCGTTTACCTGTGCTTGGAATTCGCTATCTCCTTTTTCGGCATGTAGACTGATTCTCTTATTATACACCGCTTCATCGATAATAAATATTGGTGCTGTATATTCAAATACCGTACCGTCATGTCCAATTGTATAGCCCTTTTGATACCCGTTTTTCAATGCGGCATTCAAATCACCAGCACTGGGCGGCATACCAAGTGGGTGGTTATGGAACGAAACGATTTCATCTTTTTCAGATTCTTGCAACGCTCTGCGGATTTCTTCGGTATAGTCCGGCGTTCCGGCTTGCGTTCCTGTTGTTGAGGAATACCATTTCTTTGTTCTGGTATTATAGAAATACAAGTCTTCACCATTTGTGCCTGAACGATGGTTCAACATTTTCTTAGCAACCTGATAATACTGCCGCTGTAACTTTTTATCTGAATCCATGGAATCAAACTTGCTCCTGAACTCTCTGCTTTTTACCAAATCTTTTGGAACAGCATAATCCGAAGAACTTTGCATTCGTTCCTGTTCTTTTATTATACCACCGTCACCGCCAGAAGTCAATTCTTTTTTGCCATTCTGAACTCGTTTTGCAGCCTGCACCGCCCTCTGAGCCGTAGACCGTCCGAACCCATTGACTTGCGACCGGAACGTATCGTTCCGCCGTCCGGTCTGGCGGCAGAAGTCTTTCAGCGTTTTTTCCGCATCTTTCAAACGCACAGAAACCGCTGCAAAATCATCGTTCAAACCCTGTTTTAACGCTGGATCATCGGTGTTCTTTGCCGCTTCGTCCAATGCCGCCGCACGCCGCTTTAGTGCTCTGACCTTCCGCTCGCCTTTCCGCTGCATCTGGCTGATCTCGTACTCTGTGTACTTCTCGCCGTTGTAAGAAATGCTCTTTTCGTCCAGTCTGGCGATCTCCTCCGGTGTGTAGTTCGGCGTGGACAGTCCCGGATAATACGGGTGCCAGTTGTGCCGGCAGTTCCAGCCTTTGAACCCTCTGCCGTCCCCATAGCCGATCTCTTCCAGCGTGAACACTTTCAGCCCGTCAATGATCTTCCTGGTGCGTTTGCCCTGTATCTGGACAAGCTGCCCCTGCCATCTGGCGTGCTCCGGTCTTGCTCCGCCGTGTGCTGTCAGCTCCATGTACCTGCATCCGGAATCTTCTGCACGTTTCTTCGCCACTGCCGCCGCAGTCTGTCCCACGCCTGTCAGCACACACCGCCGCACCGCAACATCAATGCGGTCTTGGTGTCCCGTGGGATAGGTCACATACGCTCCGCCGTCCGCCAGATTTCGCACCGCCATGCGTATGGCATCCTGATAACTGAACGCTCCGGAGGACACCTGCATATACGCCCGGTCACAGGCTTGCAGGAAAGCAGTCTGCGTGGTGTTCGCCGTGGTGCTGACCAGATTCCGCATGGTTCCCAGTGTTTTCCGGTATCCGGCTTCCAGCACCTGCTTCATGCCTGCGTCCTGCCGAATGTCCACCGGAACTTCTCCGGCAGCCTCGTGGGTGTCGTTGTCGATGTCCACCGTCTTCACGC